TAAAGGAATCTTATTTCCCTACAAAGTCATCTCCAGCAGTTAAGACTGAGAGTTTATCAGAAGGAGTTGATTCATCAGAGGCAGTAGCATCTGGTTCAATGGCTCATTATTTAAAGACACTCCAGAATCTTAACAAATAATTGATTTTAATATCAAACAAACTTTAACTTTTACAAAAAAAGCAAATGTTCCATTCAGAACAATTGCAGGAAAAGTGGGCTCCACTCCTTAATCACGAAGGTTCACCCGAAATTAAGGATAACCACAGAAAAGCGGTTACCGCCGTCCTGCTAGAAAACCAAGAAAAATTCCAGAGAGAACAGTCAGCATTTAGCGAGTCTGGTTCTTTCTTAACAGAAGCAGTCCCAACAAACTCAACAGCATCTGGTGCTAATCCAGGTCTTGGTGCTGCTACAACAGGTGCAATGCAAGGTTTCGACCCTGTATTGATCTCTCTAATTCGTCGTTCAATGCCAAACTTGGTCGCTTATGACCTTGCTGGTGTTCAACCAATGAGTGGTCCTACTGGACTTATCTTCGCAATGCGTTCACGCTACGATAATCAAGGTGGTGATGAGACATTCTACGATGAAGTAAATACAGCATTCTCAGGTCAGCCTAAGGGTCTCGATGACGCTAACGGTTTCTCTGGTCCTACCGTTGGTATGGGTACAACTTCTCAGAAGTCTGAGGGTAACCCATCTGTATTGAACCCAACATCTGCTGCTAACAACCTTAAGTACAATACTGGTCAAGGTATGCGTACAGATTCTGCAGAGAATCTACACGGTACTGCTGGTGATGCCTTCAACCAGATGGCATTCAGTATTGAGAAGATTACTGTGACTGCGAAGTCCAGAGCACTCAAGGCTGAGTACAGTTTAGAACTAGCACAAGACCTTAAGGCAATTCATGGTCTTAACGCTGAAGCAGAACTTGCTAATATCCTTTCTACTGAGATCCTTGCGGAAATCAACAGAGAAGTTATTAGAACTATCTACAAGACTGCTGAACAGGGTGCTGTACAGAACGTTGCTAACGCTGGAACATTCGACTTAGACATCGACTCAAACGGTAGATGGTCAGTTGAGAAGTTCAAAGGACTTCTATTCCAAATTGAGCGTGATGCTAACGCAATCGCACAAAGAACTCGTCGTGGAAAGGGTAACATCATCCTTTGTTCTGCTGACGTTGCTTCTGCACTAACAATGGCTGGTGTACTAGACTACACTCCTGCACTTAATGCTAACCTTAATGTTGATGATGCTGGTAATACATTTGCTGGTACATTACAAGGTAAGTACAAAGTATACATCGACCCATATGCTGCTAACCTAACTTCTGGCAACGGAACACCTGGTAACCAGTATTACGTTGTTGGTTATAAGGGAACATCTCCTTATGACGCTGGACTGTTCTATTGCCCATACGTTCCTCTACAGATGGTTCGTGCGGTTGATGACAATTCATTCCAACCAAAAATTGGCTTTAAGACAAGATACGGTATGGTTGCAAACCCATTTGCTGAAGGTCTTAACGCAGGTGTCGGTGCTCTCACCGTTAACGCTAACCGTTACTACAGACGTGTTGCTGTTAAAAACCTCATGTAAGCGAGACGCTTATATTTCTTACAAAGACTCTGCTTCGGCAGGGTCTTTTTTTTGTTCTATTACAAGTTTTGTTACAATTTGACTGGGGGGTTGACACGGGTAAAAATATGTTATAATATTTGACTATACACAAATTGATTTGTTCTTTAAGGCAGATCAATCTCTATTTGGAGGATCCAAAATGGCTGAAAAACTGCGGTGGGGAAGTAATTTTACCACTAAAAATCTTGTCATCGATGAAAGAGATGATATTTTTAAAGGCTTTCCATTTCTTAAATTAAAGAAAAATGGTTTGTCAATGACAAAATTAAAAGAATTAGTTGCTCCCCAAGAAAATATGGTTAGGGGAATAACTAAATTAGTAAAACAAAAATCAGTAGGATTAAAAGGATCGCTTAAATATGGTTGGGAGAGAACATCTTGGCCTATTCCTTTTGTAAAATTAGATAATAAATTTATAATTTTTGATAGAAGACATACATTAGATACTTGTTTAGATTTATCAAAACAATATGCAAACATTAAAAAAGTACCAACTGCAGAGTATGAAAGAATAGATTCTGAAATAGGTGGAATTATTAATAAATTTACTCACCAATCAATTTTAATGATGGCAGCTATGTGGGGTAATGTTTATGGTCCTACAAAAGATGACACAAAAGATCATCAATTTGAAGGAGCTGCTATTAATATTCTTAAAAGAGAAGCAAGAGAATTGAATAAGGAAATACATTCTTTATATACTAAAGATGTAATTGAAAAAATAATCCAATATATGGGTGTATATGATCGTTATCCAGATGATCAACGTACAATAACCAGGATTGTAAACAATATTCTTCATGCTCTTAATGATGCAAATACAGTTTCAGGAACTCCTACTATAAACAACAATGTAGAAGATCTTAATAACTTTATTGCGGAAAGTAGTGATTGGTTAGAAAACAACAAAGAAACTAATGATACTGTTTATCGTACTTATACGATTAGTAATAACGCTTATCATATAACTGATGTTGTACGGAGATGTTTAATGACGGTATGTGAAAAGGAAAACAAGGCAGTGGAAAAAAGAAAGTTGCCTAAAAAAGTAAAAGTTATGTTGTATAACGAAAAGCAGTCAAACAAGGCTCCAGAGATTGTAAAATCAAGAGATAACTTTGTTACTGAATATAATAAAATATACAACACTATAAGAGATAATGTTCTTATGCCAGTAGAAGAATTTATGCAAAAAGACAAAATTCCTCGTAAAACTATAAATGATTTTAATCTTGAAGTATGGTGTATGAACCAACTTGAAAATGAGGATGAACCTTATGAACTAGTACTTGATAGAGAAGGGGTTTAATACCCCTCTTTTTTTGCCTAAATATAATATATGGAGACCTGCACGAACTAATGGCACTTGCGAAAAGAAAATCACCCAAAGAAAGACCAGGAACTCCCATTGAAAATAGGAATTTCTTATCTCCTACTGGGTTTAGATTTTCAATAAAAAGATGTCCAGCTGCAACATTTTTTTGCAATAAAGCAAATATTCCCGATCTAAATTTAGGTATTGCAGTTCAAACATCATACTTAAAAGATATTGATAGACCTGGCGAAAAGATAGAATTTGGTGATTTAAATATTACTTTTTTAGTTGATGAAGATTTAGTCAACTATATGGAAATACAAAAATGGATAAGAGGTTTAGGTTTTCCAGAAGATCTTAGTCAATTTTCAAGTTTGCAAAAAGAAGCAATTCTTGGGCCTCAAGGAAAATTTGAAAACATTTATTCTGACGGAACTCTTCAAATTTTAAGCAGTAATCAAGTAGCAAAATATCAAGTTGTTTTTAAAGATCTATTTCCATATTCTTTATCTACTCTAGCATTTGATGCAACTGATACTGACATAGAGTACTTTACAGCAGACGTATCTTTCAAGTATACTATATACAACCTTACTGATATTGAAAATAATCCTTTATGAGCATTGATCTTGATAAGCTTCAAGAGATGTGGGAAAGAGATGCAAAGATCGATAGAGATAATCTACACGAAGAATCATTGAATGTCCCCTCTCTTCATGCAAAATATTTTGAACTTTATAATACTATCTTCTTATTAAGAAAGAAAGCAGAGCAACAAAGAAAAAATATCCGTCATGAACGGTATGAATATTTTAGTGGGAAAGCAGCACCAGAGGTGTATGTAGAAAATCCATTCCCAAAAAAGATAAGAGATAAAGATACAATGACTAAGTATCTTGATGCTGATGAAAAACTGTCCAATACTTCACTAAAGATTGATTACTATGATACAATGTTAGTATACTTAGAAAGTATTCTTAAGGTGATACAGAACCGAACGTATCAAATTAAGAATGCAATTGAGTTTATGAGATTTAATTCTGGATTGGGCTAATGATTGATTTAAAGGAAGTTTCAACTGAGTATCCTCGAACGATGATGACACCTTGGTTGGAATTAAAATTATCTGATGATGTTATGAAACATCTTTGGAAGAGTATTGAGGAGGGTGAGAAGAAACCACAATGTATGAAAAATTCTTTAGCAGGAAACCTAAGTACTAGTTTTGCTCTGAATGATGAAGATAATTATTTTACTACTGAGGTATTAATACCTTTAGCAGAACATTATAATAGTATGCTACCTGATTCTACAAGAGATGTATTAGAACCATCGCATGGATGTGATACAAATGGAAGACCATTGCAAGCAATAGGAACAACGTTATTTTTGCGAAGTTTATGGGCTAATTACCAATATAAACATGAATTTAATCCAGTGCATGATCATGGTGGAGCATTTTCATTTGTAATATGGATGAAGATTCCATATAATTATGAAGAACAAAAAAAATTAAAATTTTTAGATAATGTAAGATTGAAAACACCAGGAAATTTTTATTTTGAATATCTTAATATGCTTGGAAAGATATCAAATTCATTTTATAATATGAGTCCAGAGTATGAAGGAACAATGTTATTTTTTCCAGCAAAATTACGTCATGGTGTACATCCATTTTATGAATGTGATGAAAAAAGAATATCAATATCTGGTAATTTAGATTTTGTTTTTCAATATGATAAAGTAAGGGGGCTTGACATAACTTCATAAATACCCATAGATGAATGGGTCTGTGTGATTGATACGTCTGTTAACCTCGTTATTTCTAAATCAAACGAAGTATTTTTAAAAATTGATACAGAACCTCATATTGAATATGAGTTG